CGGTCCAGTAGCCTTCAGGCACTCCACGGCGTCGGAGAATGGACGCGGTGCGCATCGCGGCGGCTTCGTCGGTCACCATGTCGTACCGCGCGGCTGACAGCGGGCTCATCATCTCGATCTGCGATCCGAGGTTCAGGCCCCGGTGCCGGATCATCAGCGAGGGGTCGATGTCTTCCGCCTGCGACGCCATGCCGGGGTTGGTCGGCTGATAGCGGTAGTTGTAAACCGCTCGGCCATCGTTCGACTGCGCCTTCACGTCCGGGACGCGCAGCCAGTACAGCTCCTGCGTGTCGTGCAGGAGCCGGCCCTGAGCCTTCTTGAGGTACCAGCCGCCCCACACCTTGCGAGACGCCACGAGATAGGCGCGCATCTCGGCCCCGGTCATGTCGACGGGGTTCACGGTGTCGAGCAGGTACTGGTAGTCCTCTGCCGCGGGGGTGGGCTCGTCTTCCCAATCCACGAGCGTCCGGCCATGCTTGACGTAGACGCGGAGCTTCGTCGTCGCGGCGGCGTTCGCGAGCCGCTGAACGCACGCCATGACCCACGCCATGTCGGCCGGCGCGCTCGAATAGTCCGCGAGCTTGGAGTACGAGTCGATGCCCTGGCCTTCTTGCGGGATGCCCATGAAGGTCATCCACGCCACGGAGGTGTCGCGCGCGGCAGGGGTTCCGGCGTAGGGATCGGCCAGGGTGTACTGCCCGATCTTGACGGGGAGGCTGGCGCGGCCGGAGAGGCGCTGCGCCAGGGAGAGGTTGACCGGGGCGGTTGTCATGTCCCGGTGGCCTTCGCTGAGAGGGTGACGGACGGAGCCTTCTCCGTGACCCCCTCAGCGGATGACCGCCGAGAGAGGATGTCAGGCGGGGGGTGGAGCATGTCGCCCTCCCAGAATGTCAGTCAAGGTCGATAGCCCGCAAGCACGCCCAGCAGAACGAGTCGTCACTCGGCTCGATGAACGGGTCGTCGCAGTCACAGAGGGGCTCATCAGACGAGGAAAGCGCCGAGGCGCTTAGGCGATTGGGGTTGGGAGGCGAGGAACGTGGCGCGATCGTAGGCGCCGACCGCTCCGACCGCGAAGTCGATGGATCGCGGACTGCCACGATGCTCCTTCACGATGCGCGGCCCGAGCCGATCGATCTTGACGACCGCATTGCTGACGTGACGCTCCAACGCTGCGACAAGTCGAGGATCTCCGCCGTAGGTGAGCCGACCATTGGTCACTGCGTCGTAGAACTTAGCACATGCGGGGACCATCCGGCTAGGCGATGTTGTCGGGTACTCCATGGCCGGCAGACCGGCCGCGGCCCAACCCTGGATCTCACGCGTCCAGCGGAAGGGGTCTGCGTCAATCTCCATGACGTTGTAGTCCCGGCAGAGGTCGCGCACTTTGGCATCCACCTCTTCGACGGGGACCTCCCACTCGCCCCCATCGGCCGGCCGTTCCCAGATCGCCAGGGGCTCAATGAAGTCATCCAGTGAGCATGCTACCAGGATCGTGCAGTCATGATTGAACGATCCGTCGAAGAACAGAACGATCGGCTCGCCCGCGTTGCGTCCGATGTTCGGGAGCAGGCGCCGCTCTATCCGCCGCGTCTCGAACACCCCCGACGGCAGCCAGGCGGTCGCGGAGTTGACCCATTGGTTGAGCCGCTTGATGCGGAACTCGGCCTCTGGGGTGCGGGACGGAACGGAGGCGGCAGCAGCGGCCAGGTCAGCCTCGGAGAGAATGTCCGCCAGGCCCGGGTTCGCTTGTACCCAGACTTTGCGATCCATGACCGGGGCGGCTGCGCCGGCAGGCTCCCACCAGGCCATGAAGAAGGACGGGTCAATCGTCTCGCCCGTGGCGACCCGTCGGCCATGCTGGTACAAGGTGTACGCGATGGAGTCTTTGCCGGTCTGGTCGGTGCGCACGCCGGCCGTCGTGGGGGCAATGAGGATCGGGTCCACCCGGGCACCTTGGGCCAGGGTCATCACGTCCCATAGATCGCGGTTCGGCGCGGCGTGGAGCTCGTCATAGAGCACGAGCGTCGGGGACAGCCCCTCTTTTGTGTTGTGGGTAACGAGCCCACCTGTCACATGCGACCCGGACCCCACTGACAAGGCCGTCGTCTCGCGGACGCCCGCATCGGTGACAGATACGACCCGGTCGCTGTCCCACGAGCGATAGACAAAGCGCGGCGGCTGGTCGTCATAGCGATGCAACCGAGCCCGCTTCGTAGGATGCCGCAATTCGAGCAGCGCAGCGAGCATCCGCATCTGCCCCACTCCGCAAACGCGGAGTTCGTAGTAGGTGCGCATCTCGCCGCGATAGCGCACGAGGACTGGCGACAGCGAGCCATTGATGCCAAGACGAGCGAGCAGCGCCTGACAATCAATCAGCAGCTCGCGGCTGGCGCTCGTCCACTTGGCGTAAGACCGGGGAAGCGGGACGCAGCCATCTGTATCCATGAGGCCGGCCAGGAACCCGGCCCAATCGTGGCGAGTACCCCGCATGACGGCGTCGGGCACTCGCTTATCACCAGCGGTCGCTACCCCGCAGTGTCGAGTAATCCACGCGCGGGCCGGTGGATGATGATTGCCCTTGCCGTTGCCGCGGATGCGCCATTGGTGGTCACTCTCTTGGATGAGGCCCGAGCCCAGCGTATCCAAGAAGGCGCCCAGGCCGCCGATGATCTCAGCGTCCTCGCTGGTGAACCGGAACTTAGTGCTACACCCGTCTCCGATCCACGCGCCCAATGCCCACGCCTCTCCCGGCGCCATTGCCACCCCCGTGCCGGGCCACCCGAGCCCCACGACCACGCGGTCACCGGGGCGGAGCGCGTCTGCGCGCCGCCACTCATGGCGGTCAGGACCGCTGTAGTCCCGCGACCGCACAAGGAAGGGGTGATCGGGGGTGCATATCACTGACCGACCGCGATCCGTGACGACAGAGACTACGGGGGCGGCGACCCGAACCGAGACAGCCCGCGCGGCATCTTCCACCAGGCCGCCCGAGCCGTCGGCGCCTACCGTTGGCTGCCCTGACTGTACTTGCCCAATGGGAATGCGTGAGCCGTCAAGCATCTCCATTGGGGTTTCCGGGACGACACAGTACGCCTCAGACGACAGTGCCCGGTAGACCGAGCCCGTGCCTTTGACTTCGATCACGTCGCGATAGATCCGGCAGAGCTCAAGCAGTTCGGGGTTCAGTTCGATCATCCTCTTGGCATCGCCGAAGAGCAGCTTCGCTTGGTCACGGTCAGCGGCACAACTGAAGACCTGAGCACCCTCACCTTCGGCCAGCAGCCCATAGAGCGCAACCGCGGCCATGAGGGAAGTCTTCCCGTTCTTGCGCGCCATGCCCACGAGCGCGAGCCGGTGCTTTCGGCGACCGTCCGGCGTCCGAGCGAAGATGTGGCCGATGAGCTTCGACTGCCAGGGCCGCAGGTCGAGCGGTGCGCCGGTCAGCCCCGCCACCGAGTCCTTCGTGATCTTGCCGTATGCCCCGACGAACTCGCACACGTCAGGCCCGTCGCCCCGCTTGATGTCTGCGGCGGGGACCGGCGTCAGCCACCTTGGGGGCCACGAGCCTCGCGGCGTGCGCGCAACTCCTCCAGCTTCGTCCGCGCCCGGACTTCGGCCACGCCGAGCCGGCTGCGATCGGTTGGGGACAGGCCGAGTAGCGATAGCCATGCCGTTATCTGCTTCTCAAGATCGCGCTTCGCCTTGCGAATAAGCAGCGCGTCGCGCGGCGAGCATTGGTCAGCGAGTACGCCGAGCGACTGCCATTCGTCCCAACCGTGGCGAAGCATGGTGAGCATGCCGATCCGATCAGGTTCGGCGATCCACGCCGAGGCCGAAGTCGCCATGAGCGCGGCAATGAGCGCATCGCCGGATCCAGGTTCGGGGCTGGCCGGCAGAACGACCACGGGCGCCAGGGCGATGACGTTGCTCGGCTTGGGCAACGGGCGACAGCCGGGGTTTCCGAGCAAACGCTTCTGTTCGGTCGGCTTGGGGGGGCGGCCAGTGCGAGGCATGGGATCATCCTAGAGCCTCAAGGCAAGTTCACGAGTTTCGCAGCCGCCTGCAACTTCCTGGCGTCACGGTCCCGCTGCGCGCATTCTTCTAGAAAATTCGGCTGTTTTCGCCAGCCCGACGCGAATAGTTGCAGTGTTTGCACGACGGCTGGTATACTAGGCCCATGACATGCCAGGTCGCAGGGTGCACCAAGCCCACGCGCACGCTCAGTTCCCCTTGGTGCGAGGGACATTACCACCGCTGGTATCGGCATGGAGACTTGCTGCTCCATCGTCCAACCCCGAGGCCGTGCGCCACTCCCGGCTGCACGCGACGTGCGCAAGTGCGAGGCCGATGTACTCCCCACCATCTCCGCATTCAGTTCCTTGGCTCGGAGCATCCCGAGATCCCCATTGGTGATCGCAAGCATAGACGCCGTCAATGGGCTGGCTACGCTGCCGCGCATGAGCGCACTGAACAGGACAAGGGTAGAGCGCGTGAGTTGGTGTGTGTCCACTGCGGCAACCATGCTCACCATTGGGCGTATGACCACACCGATCCCAATGAGTTGACAGAGGGTGGGCTGGTCTATTCGCTCGACCCAACCCACTACATTCCCTTGTGCGCCTCTTGCCATCGCGTGATGGACCGACGGGAGAAGTTGTCGTGAGCGCAGCAGGGCACTAGATCGTCGAGCGTTCCACCACGGCTGTACGGTACGAGGTAGTCGGCGCTGTCGGCTGGCTTGCCGCACCAGTGGCACGGTTGACCCAGCAGTTCCGCACGTCTGCGGTCGTACTCCGCGCCATGTCCACGCTGCTCGGGTGGCACGCCACGATGATTGCGCGTCGAGCCGGGACGTAGCGATGGGTCGCAAGCCGCTGTAGGGTGTCGCCCTGTCCGGCTGGTAGTGCCGAGTCCGCAGGTCAGACAAGCCCGCTTCATGCATTGACTGCTTCCTTGCGCTTGGCCCGCAGCTTGGCGGCCAGAGCCCGGAGAGCAGCGGCGGGGGTGGGGCCCGGTTCGCTATCCAGTTCCGCTTCCGCCCGATAGCCCTGCTCCAATGGAGCGGCATTAGTGAGCGTCAAAGGGTAGCCGCCGCCCCATCCCTGAGTTTTCCGCTCCGCGATCACCGCCTCGGCCTCAGTCCAGGCGGCGTCGAGGGAGTCGGGCGGCTTGGGCTGCTGCTCATCGAACGGCAGCTTGTAGACAAAGCGCGAGTCAACGGTCACGGGCTGTCCGCAAGCCGTACAGCGTCCCGTAATGGGAGCCATGTTGTAGGCGACGACGAAGCCCGGCTCCACTACGGCGATATCGCCGAGCATCTTCTCAGCGGTCGCCTTGACCCAATCCGTGAACTCCTGGCGCTCTTGCTCGGCGAGCCTCTCGGCGTCCGCCAGTCCGTGGTCACTCATCCCGTCCTCCATGTTGAGACTCCCGCCGATAGCGCTCGACCTCGCGTCAGGTCTTCGTCCGGCGGCTGAACACCCCTACCGTGCCAGGCGTCGCGCTGTTGGCGATCATGGCGATCACGAGGCTGGCGACGGCTTCGATGGCGCCGAGCTGCTGCACTGTGATGGGCACGCCGAACGCGAGCGCCAGACCGAGTACGGCTTGCACAAGGCCGAAGATCGTCGCCGGGTTGCGGCCCCAGATCGTCCGAGCGTCCATGTCATGCCTCCGTCAGATATCCGGTCACGTCGAGCACCAGCCGCGGGATTGCCCGCGTGGCCCAGAGCGTCAACACGCCGTTGGTGAGCCCGACAATCGGGAAGCCGTCTGTCGTGACGGCCGCCTCGAAGTCGAGCGTCGAGATGCCTTGAATGGACGCTGGCACGCCAGCGACGGGTCCGGCATAGAGCCAGCCGCGAGCGGGCGGCTCCACGACCCGGAGGATGAGGACCGCGCCGGTAGCGTTGGCAGGGATGCCTTGCAAGCCGGCGACTCGGAGCGAGACAGACACGCCCGACCGCAGCGGCCCGTCGAACAGGCGGACGGGTTTGGGCAGCAGGATCATGTCAGCCTCCGTAGGCGGGTTTTCGATAACGTCAACGGCTTTCCAGATTTCCCACACGTGGC